CGCAAACGACGCAAGCGGCTAATTTAATAGATGAACAAATTGAAATATCTGTGACCGTAAGGGAACTTTTTTATAAGCTTTTTGTAGTGTAATGCCATTTATTTGCAACGATTAATATTTGATAGTTCGTTATTCGTGTTTTTTGGTATGAGTAGAAATCAAGTGAACTTGTTTATTTTAATAGCCAGATTTTTTTGCACATTAAAAACCGAACAATAAAAGTATATTTACATAAAATTTAGAAAAACATGAGCTATTTCCGAACAATTAGATAGAACTCTATTTTAATAGCCAGAAGTTTTTGCACATTAAAAATCTTTTTTTATTGACATTTATTTTTTCTTTTGATAGAATTAATTTATCAAATTAAGAAAGGCGGCCAGAAAGTGGCAAGACCAAGAGCAGCAGAATGTTCCAACTGTCATGGAACTAACCAAAAATGTCACTATCTAAAATCAGGAAGAAAATGCCGGAAAGGTAAAGCAATAGGAAAAGCAAACAGTAAATTATTAGATAAACAGGCTGATTATGACGGATTAATTGCTGACATGTTCAATGACTATCAGATTGCTCTTGATAATCAGATAATCAACTTTCAAAAAGGAAACATAACAAGAGAGGAAATCAAAGTATATTCTTTCTATCGGTTTCTTAAAACCAAAAACAATGCCCTAGCAGAGTATTACAGAACACACAACTATAACCTTACATCAGAAATTTATGTTCAATTATATAAATTAAAATGAGCAAAGGGTTTGACAATAATATAAAAATATGATAAAATGGTTTTAACATAAAGAAAGGAGATAAAATGACACCTCAAATGAAAGTAATTAAAAAAGCTTTATTGATTACCGAAATTATTAAAAATGGTTGCTCTTTGAAAGTAGCTGAAAGAATTGTGAAAGAATTGGAGAAACAAGACAAATGGAATTAAATCTGGTACCAGTGAACCAAGAAACTGGGGAAATCGTAACTGTTAACCATGAAATTATTAAAACATTAGACAACATTGACCTAACAACTTTATACTCACAACTCAAACAACTTGACTCACTCAAGAAAGCAACTGAAAAAGAAGTCAAAAAGCGTCTTGATGAGGGCCAACAATTCAACCGCCTCTCTTATGGAGAACCACAAAGCAGCCGCGTGTTAGCATTAGACGGAAAGGCCAAACTTGCTTTAATCAAAAAATATGGCATTGACTCAGTTGAACCTATTTCAATCGCAAATCTACAAAAGAAATATGGTGAAGAAGTATTAAAAGACCTTGAGCAGTACATTGTCCATAAACCTAAAAAACCGGCTATCAAATGGGATAAGTAAAAAGAAAGAAAGATAAAAAATATGAATTTATTCACTACTACTGAAAATTTTGAGCCTGAATTGATGAGCTATGAGGATAACAAGTTATTTCAAAAGTTCCTCGGTTGGTGTGATGAGGTTTACAGTCAAAGACGATACCGAGATTTGAAACGCATGATAAACACAAGCCCCAAATTGTTAGAACATGAAAAAACAGTCCTTATTGACACTCTTAATGAATGTAAATTTGTTAACTCTCATAACGGAATTTTCAAAACAGCCAAACAATCAGAATGGGAACAAGCAAATAAGGAGTAAATAAAAATGGCTTTTCCAAAAAACTGGGAGGAACTTGAAACTGAGATGATAGCTCGCAAGGGTTATGTTGAACAGTACAAGGATATAAAACCAAGACAAGAATATTTAAATATGATTATAGCTTTGAATGGTTACCACTGGGCCAAAAGAAAAGTCTTTGAATTAAAAGGATTTGAACACTTTGAAAAATTCAAAAATGAAAGACAAAAAAGAATTGAATTGCAAAATTTAATGGACAGAGTTGCCACTGAGCAACGACTAAAAAGATTTGATAAAGCGAGGTCAACAAAATGGGGAAACTCACCCAAAAAGAAAAGCAAGAAATCTATGACGAAAAAGAAAGAAAACGAAAAATAAAAGCTATAAGAAATTTTGCTTATCATGCAAAACAAAATCTTAGGCTTTTAAATAGATACTGGGATAGTCTTGATATTGATGATAGACTTGAGGCAGCCAAAGAATGGCCAGAGGGCTTTGACTTTGATGAGCACCAATTTTGGGCCGGTGAATATTTAGACGAAAAAGGAAAGGTAATAAAATTACATGACAGATAATATTTTCACAACTCTCTTGCACTTAGATGTAAATGACAGAGTTGATAAAAAGCGCTCTGGTGGTGCTCAATTATCTTATTTATCTTGGGCTTGGGCTTGGGCTGAGTTCAAAAAAGCAGCACCTGAGGGGAATTATCAAGTGAAATGGTTTGATAATGGAAACGGACCTGACCCTTTCTATTTTAACCCCTCTCTTGGTTATATGGTCTTTACTGAGGTAACTGTTGGTGATATCACACATGAAATGTGGTTGCCAGTCATGGACGGTGCAAACAAAGCCATGAAAAATGTGCCTTATGAGTACACTGTAAAAAGTGGAAAAAAACAAGTCGCAGCAGCCACAATGTTTGATATCAATAAAACCCTAATGAGATGTTTAGTTAAAAATTTAGCTATGTTCGGGCTCGGTTTATATATTTATGCCGGTGAGGACTTACCAGAGATGTCAGAGGAACAAATTCAAGCCGCTGAAAATGCTTTGAAAGAACAACAAGCAAAAGACGAGGCAGCAAGAGAGGCCAAAAAGCGTGAGTTAACAATTGCAAAAGCATTAAGCAACGGTTTTCCTAAAACTCGTGAAAAAGAATTTGAGGGCAAATCAACTCAAGAAATTGCTGCCATTTACTTTGCATGGCAAGAAGAACAAGCAAAAACAGCTCAGTAGTGTGATATAATTGAGAAATCAAAAAAAGAAAAGAGAAAAACATGATAAATAATGTTGTACTTGTCGGACGACTGACGAAAGACCCTGAATTGCGTTACACAGCCAACAATCAGGCAACTGCAAACTTTACAATTGCAGTCACTCGTCAATTTAAAAATGCAAATGGTGAGCGTGATAGTGATTTTATAAACTGCGTAATCTGGCGACAATCTGCTGAAAATCTTGCAAGTTGGTGCAAAAAAGGTCAATTAATTGGAGTAACTGGTTCAATCCAGACTCGAAATTATGAAAATAGCAGCGGTCAGCGTGTTTATGTCACTGAGGTCAATGCACAAGGTTTCCAAGTTCTCGAAAAACGTGACTCAAATGCTGCCGGTGGTGCTCCTCAACAACGACAACCACAAAGACAACAATCACCTCAAAACAATCCGTTAGGCGGCACACCTATGGACATCAGTGATGATGATTTGCCATTTTAAGGAGGTAAAAAATGGAAGTAGCAAGCCTAAAAGATTTTATAATAAATAATGAGACAGTAATGGCCACGGTTGTCAGTGAAAGTTCAAAATATGTTAATAATGAGGACTCTTTGAACCCACAGCTCGTTAAAAGTTGGCTCTTGAGAATGAGTGGACCAATATTTGCAGAGACTGTCACTGACAAAAGCACAAATGATGAGTATCTTGTCACAAAGACTTACACGAAACTTGGTTACACTTATTTTGAAGTAACAGAAAGGAATAACGCATTCTTATGATTGATAGCAGTGTAAAAAATTTAAAAGATATAATTACAAAAAACTTTAATGAGGGCCGTGTTGCAAACTCAGCAGACTACAAAGGGCAAGATTTTTCTTTCAGTATGCCAAGTTTTCAGGGTGCAAATGCAGCTCTTGAAAAAATCACAATCTTGACAGTTTTTGCAATAAATGCAGATTATGTCAGTGAAATAATTGAAAAACTCACTGAGAAAGATATTGACATGTCAATTGAATTTACTGGAATGAGCGGCTCTTATGCAACTTATCAACTTATGATGAGAAACTCAATAGACAAAAAAGGAGAAACTGATTTATGGTAACAATTTTAGAACAAGCAGCTCGACAAGCTCGAGTGAGCACATCAATTCTTGAGTCAGTGATTGATAACTCGATTTTTCGCCTCAAGACAGCCGGTGTGATTGTAAAAGCTGATGATGAATATTTGCCTAATGAGCTGCTGCCAATCGTTGTGCAATTCATTGCAATTGACGCTCGCATAACTTTACTCGGTGATGAACTTTGGGCTCCCTCTGTCGCAAATATGCAGCAAAAACGACAAGGGCTCATCAATACAATTGAATTACTTAATAAGGGGAATTAATGAACAACGAAATGAGAACAGCAGCCAAAATAGCAAATGAATTAATGAAAGAAAGCCCCTCAGGGCGAATTTCTTGGCCAAGATTCAAAAAACTCATGGAAGCCGAGGGCTTTGAGGACATTGTTACTGACAAAGCTTACACTGAAAGAGTTCGTTATTATGCCAACAAAAACAAAAATGACGGTATCACAGTAAATGCAATCATTGATGAAGTTGGTGAAATGTATGCAGCAAAAAGACAAGTTCAAACTCAAAGGACAAATTTGAATAAAATCAAGCGTGAGCTTGTTGATGATTTAACGGTCATTACAGAGCTTAAAAGTGCTCTTGGTACAATTACACTCGAACCTTTCCAAAACGTTCAGGAAGTACCAAAAAATGGCCAGAAAGACTATGCTGCTATAATTACACCATCAGACTGGCACACTGGTCTATTAGTTGGTGAAATGAACCATGAAACACAACGCAAGCGAGTTGGTGAATATTTGAAAGCAGTAACTCAATACTTGAAATTAATGGAAGTTACTGAGGTTTATGTTGTTGACCTCGGTGACATCATTGAAAATAGTTATTTACACATTCCAACTAGTACAGCAACATGTGAATTTAACACAGTGACTCAGTTTTCTAGCTATATCAAATTATTCCTTGAGTTTTTGCAAGGGTTGTCAGTGAATTTCAATGTAACTTTTAAGGGAATTATTTCCGGAAACCATGACCGATTAAGTAAAAAAGATGAAACGCTCACCGGTGACTCTTTTAGCGTTATAGCAACGGAACTTGTAAGCAATACAATTGCATTACTTGGCAATAAAAACCTCAGCAGCGACTTATCTGGCTATCACAAAGACCGTGTAAACTTTCACCTCTTAGGACACAATTTTGTTTTTGTTCATGGCGACAAGGAAAAAGGAAAAGGTGAGAGTGTAATTCAAAAATACATGTCAATTTTAAATGAGCCAGTTGATTATTTGACAAAAGGTCACACTCACTCTTTCAAAGTTGAAACTGAAAGCCACGGCCGGAAAATTTTCACAAGTGGAACGTTGAACAATGCAAATGATTATGCAAAAGGTTTGGGTTATTACTCAACTGGTTCTCAAATGTTCCTCTTGGTCAATAAGCATGTGGCCACTGCCATTGATATAGAACTAGGACATATAAAATGAAACATAAGATAACAGTAGGAATTGACAGCTCAACAAGCTCCACTGGTTGGGCTTTCCGTGATGAAAATGGAAACATCAAGCACGGAATAGCAAAAGGCAAGAGTTCTGACTGGTTTGAACGTTCTCGACAAATTGCAAACAATCTGGTTGACATTCTCAAAGATTATGATATAATTAACATTGTAATTGAAAAACCTATCAAAAAGGGCTCTATTGATACAACGATAAAATGCTCAATTGCCAACGGAATTGTTATTGGTGCATTGCCTCACGCTTGCTCAATGGAGGTGCTGCCGTCAGAGTGGCGGTCATGGTATGGACTAAAAGGAGGAAACAAAACCGGACAAACTAAGCGAACAGATTGGAAAGAGGCCGCTATTCAAGAGGCTCTCAAACTTGGCTATAAAATCAGTTATAAAGTCAACAAAAAAGGTGAAAAAATTTACATTGATGATGAGGCAGAGGCAATCATTATCTTACTAGCAGCAGAAAAGAAAGGTCTATAAAATGGAAAACGGTCAAACTATTGAAATTACAGAGGAAACTTTAACAACTTACTCAGAGGCATTTGCTTACTTAAAAGACCGTTACGGAATTACTCACTCATTCAATACTTTTGTTAAACGCAAGGCAGCTCAAGGTTTTGGCCAATATGATTTTGATTTAATTGTCATGACTACTCTGGTTGGAATGGGAAAATTTGACGAGGCTTTCATGGAGGCCAACATTCAAAGCGAGGAACGATTTGAACAATCACAGAAAGCACTTGAAGATTCACAAGAGGCTTATGACCATTTAATTGATATCAACAAGGAAACAGCAGCAAATTATCTAAGCAAGACAATTGAGCTTGATGAGTATAAAAGAGAGGCCCAGGACGCTCTTGAACTTGAGGCAGAAAAACAGCGTGATTTATTCAAATATTTAAAAGTAACTCAAAACATGCTCAATGATATCGGAGATGAAAATAAAGAAATCTGGAAACAATACAAAGACGAAAAGGAGAAAATTCTAAAACTTAAAAAAGAAAATTCTAATCTTCGGAATAAAAACTCAGAATTAAAATATCAAATTGAAGAACTCTCAAAACCGTGGTACAAGAAAATTTTCAAAAAATGAAACTCTCATGTGCTATAATAATATATGTAAGGTTAACGCAAGCCGTTAGCCTTTTCTTATCGCTTGAGGAAAGGAGGAAACAAAACACTTGGGAATTTTCAAAAAGCGTGAGGCACCTCAATCAGTTCCTCAAACAGTAAATACAATCAATCAAGTAACAATCAAAGATAACACAATAGTCGCAGCTATAGATTTCAATGTAAGAAATGAAGTTGCAGAGAGTGTGAGCAGTTACTTAGGTGCGTATTCACTAAGTTCAGGCCGATTGTCCAAAATCACAAATAATACAAGTTTTTTGCATAGGTTAGTAAAACATGTTTTAAAGTATGAGCAAACATTTATTTATAAATCTGAAACTTATGGTTGGGTTATGACTGACACGGTTGTATTAAATCAAACCAGAGTGACAATGACCATTCAATTGCCTAATCCTTATAACTCATCAATTCTTTTGAATGTTCCGTTGCAAGATGTTGGTGTAATTGATACGACAATGATGAATGTGGACACTGAGGCAGCAAACAAAATGCTTGAGGCAGCTTATGAGGCTATTATTAAAAAACTCAACAACACCGGTGCAATTAAAGCTTTTATTTCATCTAATGTTGATGTTGGATTGAATAAAATGGCAGAGGACGCAAATGACAAAATTAAAACCATGTTAAAAACGGCCTCTGAACTTGCCGGATATACCTTTTTAAACAAAGGTGATGAAGTGACTCAAATGATGCCGGACTATACGACAAGTAACACAACAGACTTTGCAGCTATGAGAGCATTTGCAGCCTCACAGTTGTCTGTCAGTGAAAAAATTCTTGACGGTTCGGCCACAGACGGAGAGAAAGTCGCTGTTATGTTTAGGTTCTTAGACCCTATTTTGCAGCAGTTCAAAGAGTACGAGCCAAGTTTAGAATACTCAATCCGTGATGAGATGTTTGTTGCATTCATGACAACTGGCGGTCTCTTAAATTCAAATAAAATTGAATACTGGGGAAAGGAAAAAACAATAAATGACAGAGCTAGTCAAGTATAGAGCAGAAATGAAAGCCTCTTTCAATGACCGAGTTCTTGAGGGTAAACTTGTAGATTATAACAGTATTGACTCATATAAGTCAGTAATCTCAGAGGGTGCTTTTGATGATGATGTTCAAAGTGGAAAAACTTATAATTTAGATTATCGTCATAATGTTTATGATGTTCTTGCAACTTTCAAAACTGAAAAACGTGAGGACGGTATTTACATCACAGCAAAGCCCAAAGATGAACAAAGTTATCAAAGAATGAAAGAGGAAGTCGCAGCCGGTGCCGGTTTGAGTGTAATGTTTGAACCAACAGAGGCCACTGAGGGTGACGGAATAACTTTTTATAAAAAAGCAAGATTGGTGGGCGGTGCTTTGACTCCCCAGCCAAGTAATAAAAATGCAGTAGTAACATATTTCAGAGAAAAAAACACAGAAAAGGAAAATGAAAATATGACAATTGATACACAACTTATGGAAGAAGTTTTGAAATTGCGTGCTGAAAATGAAGCGCTAAAAACACGTTCAGCAGCACCAGTCAATCCGGAACTTGCTGAGGTTACAAACTTAGCCAAAGAATTGCTCAAATCTCGTGAAACTGAGAAAATTGTAGGTGTTGAGGCTCTTAAAGTTGCGACACCTGAGGCAGAAGAATGGCTCAAAACTCGTGAGGCAGAAGTGAAATATATGGAGGCCTCTCTATCAAATGACCCTCTTGAACACTGGAAAGAAACGCTGAAAGCTCGGTCAATTACTGGTATTCCGGCACCAACTGGAATTTTGAAAAAGATTCACGACATTGTCAATGACTGCAACTCAATTCTTGCGTATATCCGACATGAAAACTTGCCGACTCTCACAGTAGGTGGAGACAAAGCACTTTCAAAAGGTGAAGGACACACAGCCGGAGCGAATAAACACGAGTCAGAAATTCAACTTGAAACTCGTGTCTTGACTCCTCAATACGTTTACAAATACATTAAATTGCCAAAATTGGTAATGAACAAAAATGCCTCTGAAATTGCCGGAGCTCTCTTGACTTACGTGCTTAACCGCTTGCCTCAAATGGTAATCTTTGCTGTTAACCGTGCAATCATCATGGGTGATGTCACTGGGGTTTCTAAAACTCAAATCTATCCAGTAGTTGGTGACACTTGGGCGACAAACGTAGGTGAAAAAAATACTGTAATTGAATTGATTGAGGCTCTTTCAGTTGCTACACCTAAGGCTTACGACTCATCACTTGTTATTTCTCGTGCTGACTGGTCTGCTGTTCGTTTCACAAAAGACAAAAACGGCCGTGAGCGTTTCCTCGGACTTTCTGACGCAGAACTTGCAAACCATTTCGGCTTTGAGCGTGTTCTGATTACGACTGCCGTGGACGCTGGCACAATTGTCTCTCTTGACGGTTATGTCACAAATGGCTCACGTGGTATGGAATTTGAAGAGGGCCGCATTCTTGTTGAAAATAACAAAGAATACCTCTTTGAAATGCCTATCTCTGGCTCTCTTGAGTACAAAGAAATGGCTGCTTATGGTACTGTAAAAAAATCAGTAAGTGGTGATGTATAATCAATAAGTAACAAAAAAATGGTTAAAACTTAAAGCTTTAAATTAAATGCTGAGGCAAGGTCAGCAGCCTGATAGAAAGGAAAAAAATGACTAAAACAATCAAAGAATTATTTGATAAGTCCGGAATTTCTAACTTGATTACTTATGAAAATACAGCCGGAATGGTTTATATTGACCCTAATGAGTCAGAATATAACCCTAAAACATCTGCTTTTAAAGACTTGGCTGTTGAGCAATTTTCAAAAGTGATTGAGATACCTCGTCAAATTTATCAAAAAGAGGGTCAGATTGAACTTTATAAAAACAGATTAGTGGCTGAGGCTGCTGCTGAATTATTAAAAGCAATCATTGTGGGTGGTAGCACAAATTTCACAAGTGACTCAGTTGTTTCATTATCAGAGGACGCTCTTGAAGTTGTTCCGTCTGGTGCAACACCAACTCAAGCCTCAGTGCAAGATTTGCTGTTAAAAAACAAAGCGCTTGACGATTCACTTTATATCAATACTTTCACAGCAGACACTTTGAAAACTGCTGAAACTGCTACTTATGAATTAGCTGACATTTTTGTCACTATCAAAGGAGCACCCACGATTTACGGTTTCACTATTCCTGACAAGTCTTACACATTGTACATCAATGAAGAATTTGAAACTGAGCCTCAATGGTCAAATAACAAGCTGCGTATGCGTTACACGCTTATTGCTCAAGGAATGCCAACGGCAACCGGTCACGCTGTTACGGCTTTATAAATAGAAAAGGACAAATAACAAATGGTAGAAAATATTTTAACTAAGACAGCTTATCACGGTTTTGGACGTGTAATGGTTTTCCCTATCGCTAACGGTGTTCATGGTACTGGTTTGCCTATGTTGGGCGGCCGCTCAATGGATAAAAAACCAGAGCAGACAATCACAACAATTGGTGCTGACATGGACGGTGTTTACATGGCTAAAACTGGCTCGGCTATTACTCAGCTAGAATTGAAAACAATCGGAAAAATTCCGGCTGATTTTAAAACAAAATGCTTAGGCTTTGGTAAAATTGGTGACGCTGATTCTGAGGCTTTCATTGATGACCCTAGCGCAACAAATCCCTATGGAATTGCTTTTGCTCAATGGGTTGATGAAGACCCAGGCACTCAAAAAGTTCGTGTTCAGATTTATTACTCACTGGCCGGAACAACACCAACTGAAACAAATGAGTATGATGACCCAACCGGAGAGGCCTCAATTACTGAGTTCACATTTACAGCAACCGCTCAAGGTTTTGCCGGTGCTGCTTATAAGGGTGTAAATCGTTCTTTCCTTGAGTTCACAGTTGACATGACAAAAACCGAATCGCAAGCTTACAAGATGTATGGCCAAATCTACACTAAGAAAAAAATCTTGTTACCGAGTGAAGTTGCCGGAATAGCGGCAGGCAAATAAAAAGGAGCCCTTAAATGACTGAATTATTAAAAGAAAAAAAACTAACTGCTCAAGACTTTAAAATTGGTTTGAAAGCTGCTCGACTTTATGAAAAAGTATTTAAAGGCCGCAATTTAATTGATGATATGATGAGCAGCACCAATCTTTGGGAAATTGTTGCAATTTCAGCAAAACATGTGAAATCAGTTGCTGATTATGAGGAATTTGTTGATAGTGATGAGTATGACGATTTGTCAGACCGTGTCGGTGATATTGTCACTAAATTATATGATGATTTGCAACCAAAAAAAGACTAAAGGGCGGCAAGAGTAAGAAAAAGCCTTTCACAGAAGATGAGGGACTTTCTTTTTATCTTGGAATGATTGCGAGTTGTGAAATGTTAAATATTTCAACTGAAACAAGAAACGAGTTAACGCTTGGAGAGTTGACTGATTTAATCAATTTCATGGCACCGCCTGAGGAAAAGAAAAAGCAATCAAAAACAGATTTGAGGGAGGCTTTGAGAAATGGCTAAAAGTTACACTATAAACACAACCCTCGACAGCAAGCAAGTTGAGTTGGGGCTTAGACAAGTAAACAGTTTAATCACTGCCACGACACGTGAGGCCAATTCAATGAATAAGGCCATGAAAATAAGCGGTGATTTTTCTGCCGGTATCAAAGGTGCTGAAGGTCTTAAAAAGGCCTTGAGCTTGGCAGAGGATAGGTCAAACAGTTTGCGCTCAAGTTTGTCCAAAGCTAAAATGGACGGCTCAAGTGCCAACACAGTCGCAGACCTCGAGGCTAAGTTGAAACGTTCAGACTCAGAGGCTCAGGAACTCAAAAACTCACTGGCCGGAATTAATAACGAGGGTAAAAAAGGAGAGACCGACTTGCTCGGTACTTTCTCAAAAGTCGGAAATATTGCCACTGGTGCAATTGCTGTCTTTAATGTTTTAAAGGATACCGTGGGAGCTGTTGTTGGTACTGCTGTTGACATGGGTAAAACATTTGTAAACGGCTTTGTCAGTCAATATGATACAATGGCAACCGCAAACTTAACTCTTGCTAATACCTTGAAAGACGGTAAAAAAGGTCTTGAAGATTATAACAATGAGATTAAAAAGTCACCGGCTCTTGTTCGTGCTCAAAAGTCCGAACTTGACCAAATGGCTGCAACTATCTCAAGTTATTCCGATACGACTGGTAAAGACGCTTTTAAGATTGTAAATGCAATCAATGCTGTTGGTGACTCGGTTGGCGCAAACATTGAAGACCAGAAAGGTTTTACACGTGCCTTAGGTCAAGCAATGACGGCCGGTAAACTTATGGCTCAGGACTTTAACCAGATGTCACAAACTGCTCTCGGTAAACAGTTCAAAGCTGCTCTGATTGACGCTGCAAACGCTGCTCAAGGTGTGGGCCGTTCAGCTGCTGACATGTCAAAAGACCTTGAAACTGGTAAAGTAACAGCTGTTGAGCTTTCTAATGTGTTCGGTTCTGACTGGACTAACAAAATGCAAGCAGTAATGCAAAATAATACCGGTTTGAAAACCTCAGCCGGCATGGTCAATGACGCTCTTAAACAAGGGAAATTGACTGCTGACGACTTTAAAAAAGCCCTCGGTGATGATTACTTGCAAAAGCTGACAGACGCAGCAAACGCAAATAAACAAGGGGCCGTGACCTCTGAGACATTCCGGTCAGCAATGGAGGAGGGAACTTTTACCAGTGATATTTTACAAGCTGCTCTCGGCCGTTTAATTGAACAAGGTGAAAAGGTTCCTCAGGTGTTCAGCACGTTTGAACAAGTCAAAATGTCAGTACAGAACGCATTTTACACCGGAGCTGTTGAGGCTTTCATGGAGAAAATGGTAGGTTCAAAGGACAAATTGAATGAGTTCGGACAGTCTGCCACTGAGTTTGCTCAGAATGCCGGTACTCAGTTGGGTGGTGCTTTAGGTACCGCAGCCCAGAAAGTAAGTGAGTTTATTGATGCAAATGGAGGAATTGAGGGAATTTTCAATACCATGACAACATGGACTGACGCAGCTATTGGGAAATTCCAAGCCTTTGCTGAAAATATTCTCATTGTAATTGGTAACTTGCTTTCACTGACAAAAGGAACAGCAGAACTCGAAAAAATGGGTTTTCAAGTTGACCAGAACACTGGAATGGTTGTAGGTTGGAAAGCTCAAACTGATGAGGCCAAGAAGAAACAAGAGGAGTGGAACAAAAAGCTCTCTGAAATGAACCAAATCATGCCAACTACCACAAATGAAATGGAAAAAGCCGGAAAAGCCTCAGGAAACTTGGAACTAACCGGTGAACGTGGCTCAAAAGGCCTTGACAAAGTTGGTAACTCAGCAGACTTTGCAACTGGTAAACTCTGGGAGGCTAACCAAGCAGCCAACCAAGCAAAAGACGCTGTTAAGGACATTCAAGGCACTGTGTACGTTGACGCAAGTGGCGCAATTCAGCAATTGTCATGGTTGATTGATTGGGCAGACGCTGCCTCAGGTCGTTTGCGAGGATTAAGCAATAACTATGGAAACATGGGCAGACAGTATGAATTGCGTGCTGAGGGCTCAGAATTAATGCACGAGGGTGCTCGAGGTATTGAAAGGGCCAGTAAAGCCTTTGGAGCTTTGGAGCACTACAACGCTGCAAGAGTAGCTCAAGGAATGCCGAAACCACCTCCACAAAATAATAGCACAGTTTTTGGAGCCGGAGCGATTCAAATCTCAGTTGGTGCCGGAGCCAATGACAATGCAATTGCTGAACTAGAGGCTAAGCTGAGACGCTTAGGAATTAGAATATATTAATAGAAAGGAGGGTTTTCAATGCTTATCACATACAATCAATTTTATAAAACAAACAAGTACAAATGGCAGACCAGACGCAAAGAAATTGTAACTGAGACACCCTATTGTGTTGATTGTGGCCGGTATGGGGTACGCTTGGAAGTCCACCATGTCAAGCCACTCAAATGGCGAAAAGATAAGACTATTGAAGTCACTGACTTTATGGCTGAGATGATTAATGTTGACCTTGAGCCACTTTGTCACTCATGCCACATGGCCAGAGAAAAAGGAGAGGACACGCTTGACATTGCCTCTCTTTTCGTTAGTGGGAGGCTTTAAATATGGCCAGACCTACAAAAAAAGACACAAAAAACCCTATCTTGCAAATTTTTCTCTCTCGTGTATGGGGAAAAGAGATTGAAATTGTTCTTGATAAAATGGTTTATATGGAACAATTTCACAGCTTTAATCTTGAGAAATATGTCAATATAATTGCATATATTCATAAGAATTTCAGGCTGCCAAATGGTAAACGTTTCACAGTGCTGCAATGGCACGCTCTTATTTTATCCTTGATTTATTGTTATGACGGTTTGACAGTCATTGAAATTGCTGCAATTGTTGGCCGTGGTAACGCTAAGACAATGCTTGCTGAGTTTATTGCCGGCCTTGAGCTTTTAGCCGGTGAAAAAGGTGCTGAGTTGATAGGTATGTCAGTAACGGTTGAAAAGGGTGAGAAGTCAATTCAAGCTCCTCTCAATGGTCTCGTGACAAATACCGGTACCTCATTTAATAAATTCTTTAAGAAAAAAGTCATTAATTTTGGTAAAGACTTTATGGAAATAAACCCTCTCAGTAAGCTCAAGAGTAAGGGTGCAAAGTTCTCAATTGTTTCAAGTTCAGACTCAGCACTTAACGGAGGACGTGAAAAGCTCGTTATTGTGGACGAGTTCGGAACATTTGTAAACAATCCACTGCCAACCTTGAGAGAGGGGCTCACAAAAAATGAGGGCCTACTTCTCACGATTACATCAAACAACAAAGTCCGTGGCGGTGCTTATGATGAAGAGCTTGAAAGCTTTCGAGATTATAACACTGACCGTGACAATTTCCAACAATGGGGATTTATATTTGAGCTTGATGAATATGCTCAGATAGAGCAGCCAAATGAATGGTATAAAGCCAATCCGGCACTTGATGAGTCAAAAGGTACAGTAAGCACAGAACATATTGCTCGTGAGCTTGAGGGAGCTAAAAAGTCCACAATCAAAGCAAATAACTTATTTTCAAAACGTTTCAACTTTTCTGTCAGTGCTGTCACATCTTTCTTTACTGCTGATGAGATTGAAATTGTCACAGATGAGGACTTTGATAAAATCTTTTATGACAAGTATGTCATTCTTGGCTCTGACTTCTCTGTCACTGGTGATACTTGGGGAACTGTTTTACTTACTAAGGTGAAAGACAAGTATTACATTTACCCTATCGCTATAAGGCCCAGAGAGCAGCGTGACAAGTACGAACACTTTGGTGAGACATTATATCATGACG